ATAACATCCCTGTTGCACCACCAGCACCAAGTATTGCTGTTCCGCTTCCTGCCGACACTTGCCCACTTGCGTCAATCTCGTTTATTGTCATATTTGATGAACTGTAAATGTTTCCATCGAATGAAGCATTGCCACCCACATGGAGTTTAGATTCTGGTGGAAGTGATTGACCCCTTCCAATACCGAATCGGCTGTTAGTGTTGTCATAATATAATGCTTCGTCATCACCGACCACAAAATTGCTGCTGCTGACAAATAATACGTCACCTTCAGCAACACCTGTTATAAAGAAATCTCCTTGAATTTGTGTTTCTCCATAACATATCAAAGCGGTTGAACCGTCTGCACCATAACAATAATTACTACCATCATCCCAATATGCTCCTGCTCCTGAATCTGCATCTCCCAATGTGCCAATATACGAACCAGATTCGCAACTTATACCAATATCTGCTGCACCAACTGTACATTTCCCACCACTGGATCCGGTGAACACAGCTCCATTGTTATCATTAACAAGCATAGCACTAACTGTATTTCCTGAATTTGTTATATTTAACCCTGTAGTTGAACTCATCATCTCGATTGTTGTTGTACCATCAGTAGATTCCCAACCCATGGGAGTGTTTTCATTCCCAATCGTAATAATCATACCAGCCCCACTGAACTCAAGACCATTTTGATCTTTATCATTCCCAATCTTCACAACTTGTGTCTGACCTGCTTGAATCCATCCAGTGGTTGTCAAATTTTGGTCTGTTGTACTGCCTCTATCGCAAACATCATCTAAATCCTGTAGATATATACTGTCCAATTCAGAGGTTGCATTTACAACATTACCATCTTTATATATGGTTGTTGCATTCGCTGTTGATGCATTTAGGGTATCTGCATGAAGAAAGTCAAACCATCCAAATGCTACTCTGCTTATTGCTGATCCTATTGAACTGAAAAAACCATAGTCAGTAGAGATATTACCAGTCGTAGTGATATTTACATCCACTGATAATGAATTTGATGTGTTCCAGTAGTATGTTCTATCATTGCTCCAATTACCAAGCGAATCAATATATGCATATATAGCAGTGTAATTATTATTTGCAGTATTAAATATATATGTTACATTGCTGTTTAGGCTTGAGATCAATGTATAATTTGAAATATTTAAATTGCTTAAATTGTTCAAAAGGATTAAATCAATTCTGGTTTTGTTGTATGTAAATTCACTGACATTGCTCTCATTCCATAGATTTAAATCATTCTGGAATAAGGAGATCAATAGTTCTTGAGGAATATCATAATCATCCCAAAAGTCACTTCTTACACTAAAACCACCAGCATTATTTGGCTGCACTATGCTTTGTATTATCTCGCTGTTTGTCTCAGATGAATGAATTTTACCCGATATATCAAAGAAATACCAACCACCTATCCCTAATATCACCAATATGAATAGTACACCCACAAATAAGATTAAATTTACTACAAAATTCTCTGAATTTGCCATTCTTATTAATAATGAATTAAGTTATATATAAAATTTTAGGTTGGCTAACACACCTTACAAACAAAACCAACCACATTTTAAGCACCCTTCCCCCTCAAAATACATCATATGGCAATAGGGACATTGGTTGTTGTGCGTAATCGGGATAATAATATTACTTTAAACCCCACTCTTCCAATTTTTTGTTATTTATTGCGGCATTAGGTATTGAGGATTTATAACCTCCTTTTTCATAATCGAGTGTTGGAACTTCATGGGCTATTCTTAAATTTTCAATAGCAAATTTCCAATAACTCTTTTTTAATTCAATCCCTATAAATTTTCTTTTCATTTGAATTGCTACAAATCCCTCACTGCCAATTCCAGCGAAAGGAGATAGTACAACATCACCTTCTTTTGACCATAACCGTAAACATCTGTATATCACATCCAATTGTAATGGGCATATGTGTCTTTCATCTTCATTTTCTGTGGCAAATTTGCCATTTAATGTATTGCTTTGTCTTATATCCATCCAACAGGGGGAGGCATAATGTTGCCACAAATCAACTGGGAACTCCTCAGCAGTATGAGTTATAGGATTAGCATTCTCCCCTGGTTTGCGAAAAGTTACTACATAATCAGGTATTCCTTGCCGACACATTGAAGAATCTTTTTTTAATTGTTTCCATAATAATCCTAATGCTTTTGTTCTTTGCATTGCTAGGACTGGGTCTTTCCATATAACAGCTTCAGAATGATAAATAAATCCTTCCTCTTGAAATGATTTAATAATATCTCCTCTGAAATCTCTAATCCCAATATAACCATCTCTAGCTTTACTAATTGGTAAATTCATACAATGAACAGATATATTTCTGCCTGACCTCAATATCCTAAATAAATCCTTAATTAAAAATTTAAAATGCTTCCAAAACTCATCATATGTTTTACTGTTCCCCATATCTCTATTGCTGTTTGAATAAGTATATAATGAGGCAAAGGGAGGGCTAAATATTGAATAATCAATAGATTCATCTTTTAATTTTTTGCATACTTCAACACAGTCACCAAGATACATTTCCCAATCTCCATTTTGTTCCTTATCTGTTTCATAATTAACTTTTTCCCTTTCCATTGATAGCACCTTCCTTTTTTGAAATTCTGACATATGAATAACTAACTCTTTAGACATTTGCTCAGCCTGTTCCTCTTTTCTTTTTATATTCTTTAATACAGCACCTCTCTAGCATGAGCAATAAAGTATACATTAACATTTCTTTTCTGACCAAACCTCCAACATCGCCTTATACTCTGATATATTTGCTCATATGAATCTGATAAACCAACAAAAGCCATCTGATTGCAATGCTGCCAATTCATGCCAAACCCAGCTATTCTTGGTTTTGTAATCAAAACTCTTACTTTCCCAGTTGTAAAGTCCATAATTCTATCATGTTTTTCATCAATGGAATCAGACCCCTTAACTTCAACAGAATCTTTTATTAGCTGTGACAACATATGGCTTTCATCATTTCTATGACACCAAACAATAAATGATTCTTTACTATTATTCACAATCTCTACACACTTATTAACTCTCTCTTGAACAGTTACTCTTTTCGCTTCATGACGATCTATTAATCCCTTCCCCTGATGAGTAAAGGCATTGCCTATCCTAATATGTTCTATATTTAAATCTGGTAAATTATATCCTTCATCACTATACCCAATATCAGAAGGTCTTTTAATATACACACACCACGTACTCATCCATTCCCAGAATTTAGATTTTCCATGCCCTTTTATTCTCCATTTGCTTGTTTCCCCTGAATCATGAATGAAAAACATACTTAGCATTTCTATCGTAGTCATTATACCTAAAAATTCAGCTTGTGATCCCAATTCCATAAAGTCATTTGGACTTGGTGTTGCTGTGCATGATAGTTTATAAGGGGTCTTATTAGTCAATGATAATATTTTATTCCTAGTCTTAGAATCTTGATGTTTCAATATGGATGATTCATCAAGTACAATACCAATAATTGTATTGTCATCTAGTTTATCTTTAAAATAATCTATCATTTCATAATTAGTGATCATTATTTTGTCATTTGTATATTTTCTGACGTATTTTACTTCAATATTTAGTTTTTTGGCTTCGCTTACTGTCTGCTCTGCCACACATAATGGAGCAACAATTAAAACTTGCTTATTCTCCTTCTTAACTATTGCATCAGCCCATGCTACTTGCATCATAGTTTTTCCCAACCCTGTATCCGCGAAAATAGCAGCTCTGCCCCTCTTAATAGCCCATTTCGTAATAGCTTTTTGAAAATCGAATAGTTTATCTGGAAGATTACTGCATTCAAATCCAGAAATCACATCCTGAAATTCTTTTTTTTTTAAAAATTGGTTATAGTTCTCTTTCATATATATTCACCTTTCTTCCCCAATTTAACACCACAAATATCCCCTCCAGTATGTTCACAATAGCATTTTGCACAACAGTATCTTTGGTTAGGGTCTACTTCACGACCACAGTTAAGACATTTTCTCATAGTGTGTTATAACCTCGATCATATTTTTTCTTTGATAACTGTTTGCTATCCTGCATTTGTCATTTAAATACTTTATTACCCTGTTCATTTGGTTTGATGTCAGACATTCTGGGTCGTGCTTTTTACCTTCTGGATTATACCGCCAGACTGTGCATTTTTTTCCAAACTCTCCAACCCTTTTCCTGTTTGTTGGTTCTATCAATCCTTCCTCGATTAAATCCCCCCTTCTTGCACTTACCCAGTTTCTCTCGTCTATCTTTAGACCATACTGCTGTTCTATCCTGTTTTTTATATCCCAGTCTGTGGCTTCTTTTAGATTCCTAAATGCACCCAAAACCATCATTCTTTGCGATTCTTCTTTCACTTCCATTGTGTCTAAATTTAGTATGTTTAATCTAGGCATTTTCTTAATAACTCCTTGTTATCATTAAATATCTTTTTTGTTGTTATCACTGTCAATCT